AGCGCGCTAAAAAACTTGGAAGACGATATAGAAACAATTCTAGGACTTATTCCGTTAAACTTTATAGTATTATCGGTAAGTAGCCCAAGAATTAGAAGCACTAACAGCACAGATTTGTTAAGTGCTGAAATACAACTACAAACAGCCTACACAGGCTAAGAAAGGTAAGAAAATGGCAACAACTATTTTAAGTGGTCGTAGTTTAACTTTAACTATTGCTACAATCGCATACAGCGAACAAATTTTAGACTCAGCTATCAACTTTGATACCGAACGTTTAACTTTTGACACTCTTGCAGGCAAAGCATACAAATACATAGACTCAAACGTTACTCTTGATATTAACTTTTTGAATGACGCTGGTAAAACAAGTCCAGGAAGTTTATACAAAGCACTTTGGGATGCAACAGAAACAGCACCAGATACAGCTCTTGCTTTTGTTTTAACTTTAACAACTGGTGTAAGTTTGACTGGTACAGTATTACCACAATACCCGGGTATTTCTGCTTCAGGTGCAGATGCACAAACTTGTTCAGTATCACTACAAGTTGTCGGCATCCCAACAGAAGACTTAACCTAACAACAACAAACAGAACAGGGGCAACAAATGCTTAAACTAAAATTATCGTGGGAATTAGAAACAGGTGAAAAGTTTGAAGAATGGACAAGACCAGTCGAACTATCACTTGCAGAAAAAGAACTATACTCAGGCAAGTCAATTGTTAAAATACTTATCGAAGAAAGCACACCAAGTAACACACTTCTTTTATTCTTGGCTCACAAGATCCAACAACGTGTTACCAAAAAAGTCGAGAGCTTTGATACCTGGAAAAGCAAAGTTACCGATATTGCAGCTTCTGATTTTGAGACAGCAAATTTTACCAAGCCCGAAGTATTGGGCGCACAGCAGTAGAACTAGCAATAGCAACTGGGATAACACCCGACTATTGGCTCAATGCCGAACCCGAAATATGGGCAACGGCTATGGACATACTGAACGAGCGCAATAATGGCTAAAGCAATTAGGCTTGTTCCGGTTGACAAAGATTATCGAGCGTTATTACGTACCTTTAACAAAATGGACGACGGCGCAAAAAATGAAATGAAAAAAGTTGCTAGCGATTTAGCAGAGCGAGGTGCAAGATATGCACAAGGCGCAGCTTCATCAGCACCTTTTAATAATCGTCAAGCCATAGCTGTAGCACAATCTATTAAAATATCTAGATCAGATAAAGCCCCAAGTTTTAGTATTGGTGGTAGGCAAAAAGTTGGCTCTAGTGCTTTTAGTGCTGGTTATGTGATAATGGGTAATGAGTTTGGTTCTAAGCAATATAAACAGTTTCCTAAACGCTCTGGTCAAGGTGGCAAACAGGGTTGGTGGTTGTTTAAGGCTATGGCTAGATTTCAACCAGTTATTGCCCAGGAATGGTTACGAGGTTATGAAAAGATTACAAGTAGTTGGAAAAGTAGGGCTATTTAATGGCTGATATTAGGACACTTAAATTAGCGTTACTAGCTGACACAAAACAATTTATTCAAGGTCTTGATAAAGCCGATAAAGAGACAAGAAGTTTTAGCAATAAATTAGGTGACGCTCTTAAAACTGGTGCTTTGGCTTTCGCAGCTGTGGGTGCTGCTGCTGGGGCTATGGCAATTAAAATAGGTGTAGATGCTGTTAAAGCAGCTATTGAAGATGAAAAAGCCCAAGCGAGTCTTGCACAAACACTTAAAAATGTAACTAAAGCCACTGATGCACAAATTAAAAGCACAGAAAAATATATTGACAAAACAGCACGCGCTACAGGTGTAGCAGATGACCAGCTTCGTCCGAGCCTTGACAGACTTGTTAGATCAACACAAGACGTAACTAAAGCACAAAAACTACAACAACTTGCACTTGACATATCTGCTGGTACAGGTAAAGACCTTTCCACAGTCACAGAAGCATTGGGTAAAGCCTATGACGGAAACCTTGGTGCGTTAAAACGTATAGGTGTACCTCTTGATGAAAACATAATTAAAACTAAAAACTTTGATGCAGCTCAAAAAGCTTTAAGTGAAACTTTTGCTGGACAGGCAGGCATAGCAGCTGAAACTTTTGCTGGTCGCATGGAAAGAATTAAAGTTGCTGTTCAAGAAGCTAAAGAACAATTAGGTCAAGCATTATTACCTTTGTTAGAACGATTTGCTACTTTTGCTACCGAAACTCTTGTACCAGCTTTGCAAGGCATTGTTAATGGTTTAACAGGTGGGGACAGAAAAGCAGTTGTTCCTTCATTTTTAACTTTTGGTGAAGTTGTTAAAGACGCTGAAACATTAGGTTATGATTTAGGGGTTTCTATTAGAGATTTAGCAACATCTCTTGGCGAACTTAGCACAGCCCTATTTGACTCATCAGATAACAAATCAGGTTTACAATCTTTGATAACTGGTTTAACAACTTTAACAAACACAATAAACAGAATCATTAGACCATTTATTGCTTTAATTGAATTATCACAAAAATTCGCTGATGTTCAAAGTGGCAAACGAATAACTTTACCTGATTGGATACGCAATTTAAATACAGCTGTAGTGCCAAACTTTTTGTTAAACCCAAGACAAAGACAAGCCGAAGCTGAAAGAAACAATGTAAGTATTACAATCAATTCTGGCACAGGCGACCCTAACGCTATTGCTAGAGCTGTAACTAATGCGTTGAATTCGTCAGGTCGTTATGGTACTACTAGGTTTGCGACATGACCTTTTGGAATCCAACAACAACTATAACTATTGCTGGTAACAATTTAACCAGCTACACATTACAAGGTTTAACTATAAATCTTGGCAGGTCAGATATAACCCAACAATCTTACGCAGGTTTTTGTCAGCTTGTTTTACGTGATTGCCCCACAGATTTGATTAACATAAATGATGAGATACAAATATCACTTGACACAACTAATGCAACTGTACCAATTTTTACAGGGTTCATTACTGACCTAAATTCTGCCATTGTTGCTTCGTCAGCAAATGTTAAAGTTGTTGATTTAAGTATTAACGCTGTCAGTGTGCTATCTAAACTTGCCGCAGGGTTTGCTAACAATAAAGGTTATGCTTTAGAAAAAGACGGTACACGTATGCTTAACGTTATTTCTGAACTTATTGGCACACAATGGCAACAGTTAAACAGTTCACAAACTTGGAATGATTACACAACACAAACTTGGAATGATCTACTTGGTGTTGATGTTTCCGAAGTTGATACTCCTGGAACTTTTGATTTGTACGCTGTCATAGCTGACCCCCAAGAAGGTTTAGGGTATGCCCAAATTGTTGCTAATTCTGGTATGGGTCAATTATACGAAAACGCTGACGGTTCAATTGGTTACGCAGATCAAGACAGGCGTGCAGATTATTATTCATTAAATGGTGCAACAACTCTTGACTCTAACTACATTTTGAGTGACGGCATAACAGTTAATAAATCTAAATACAATGTGGTCAATAATGTTGATGTATCCTATGGTGACCCGTCTGCTACCCTTAATGCTTTTGATGCTAACAGTATTGCCCAGTATGGTTTGGGTTCTTCAAGTGTTCAAACGTTTCTTGAAGATACTGTTGATGCACAAACTACAGCTGACCGAATTATTTTATTGAACAGAGAACCCGCTGCTAAACTTGAAGGTATTAGTTTGTTGTTAGAGAATGATGCTATTACTGACGCTGATCGTGATGCTTTGATTCAAATATTTTTTGGTCAGCCTTTTGAAATTGTTGGTTTGCCTTCTTTGCTTTATTCCGGTGCGTTTCTTGGCTACCTTGAGGGTTGGTCTTGGACTATTAACCGGAAAGGGGCTAAACTTGATTTAACCTTGTCAGATATTGCCTATTCTGCTAGTTTAGTGGAATGGCAAGATGTTTCAGCCGCTGAGGCTTGGAATACTTTGTCTAATACTTTGACTTGGGTAGACGCAACTTTGGGAGTGGCATAAATGGCAACGACAACTAATTATGGTTGGACAACACCTGATGATACTGATTTAGTTAAAAACGGTGCTGACGCTATTCGTGTTCTTGGTACAGCTATTGACACTTCAATGAATACAGCCCTTGGCACAAAAAAGTCAGGTCTTGTATTACTGAATACAACTAGTTTTAGTGGAGTTGCTAGTCAATCAATAAATAATGTTTTTAGTGCAACTTATGATAATTACAAAATAATTTTAAGCAATTGTTCAATGTCTACTGCAGCTGGCGCACTTAGAATGAGATTGCGTGTTGGTGGTTCTGATAACAGCACGGCTTCAAGTTATGTTAGACGAGGTTACAATTCGTCATCAGCAAGTTTAACTAACACAATTCAAAGCGAGTCTTTTTTTGGTTTAGTTGTAACCCCTAGTCTTACTGCAAATAACGTAAGTCATTCAATAATTGAATTATTTACTCCTTTTACAACAGTTCAAACAGGTTTTACATACAACAGCCACAGCAGAAATGATGAAGTGTTTTCTGGTGGTGGTGGTTATCATAACCAAACAGTATCTTATGACGGCTTTACAATTTTTACTTCAAACTCAAATAATTTTGCTGGCACAATTTCGGTTTATGGTTTTAATGAATAGGAGCACAAATGGCTACAACAAATAAGATTTTTGTTCAAATAGATAATGAAAAAATTGAACTTACTGGTGCAGATAAAACAGCATTTTTAGCAGACATAGAAGAAACTAATGCCCGAATCGTTTTACTCGAAGCCAAGGAAGCCGAAAAGAAAAAAGCCAGAGAGTCTGCTATCAAAAAGTTAGCAGAAATAGCAGGACTAACAAAAGATGAACTTGCTTCAATCCTTTAACCACAAACAATTTTCTTTAGCTGCAATTGCTTTCCTAGCAGCTTGGCAAGCCACAGACTTCGCCCTTGATTATAGAGCTGTATTAGGTGCTGTCGTAGCTGCTTCAATGGGAGCTATGAACCCTAATGCCAAAACCAAGATTAAGTAAAGCAGCTGAGCAATTACGCTCTGAAATAAACGCCAAATACCCTAAGCGAGATAAACGCTCAGACGGCTGGATAGGCGACACAGCACACAAAAAACGCATAGCCTCAGATCATAACCCAGATAAGAATGGGTGGGTTCGTGCTATAGATATTGACTCAGACCTTGTTAAAGGCTCATCTAAAGAATCGTGGCTATTAGCCGAGAATATAAAGATGATAGCACTTAAGGGCGACAAAAGAATTAGTTACATTATTCACCAACACCGTATAGCCTCATCAAAAGAAAACTGGTCTTGGCGTGTTTACAAAGGGTCTAACCCTCACGTATCACATTTGCATATATCCTTTACTAAGGCAGGCGACCTTAACGGAAAGGTATTTGGAATATGAGCAAACCTAAAGCAAAAAAGCAAACAATTGAATTACCAGACGTAATGGCTTCAGAGCTAGTAAAAGTGATCAACACAGCCCACGAAGACGGCAAACTTATTACAGGGTTTGTCTGTTTATTAGAGGTTTTTGACGGACGTAAAAAAACTATAAAAATACAAGCCAACGCAGATATGCCACAACATTCAATTTTTGGAATGATTAACTTTGCAGCTGAGAAATATCAGTTTACAATGTCACCTGAAGAAGACGACGATGACTTTTACGATCCTGAGTGGTTTGACGGACAATGATAAATGAACTAATTGGCATTATTGGTTTACTTGTTTCAATTCTTGTTTTGACCATTAAAGCAACAGCAGAAATTACTAAAATGAAATCACAATTGTTTCCTAATGGTGGAAGTTCTTTAGCAGATAAAGTGACACGCCTACAGTTAGATGTTGTCAAAATTCGTAGTACTATAGATAGTATTAACTCACAGTTAGGTAAGAAACCTACACGAAAGAGGTAACTATTAAACGTTACGTCGTAATTTCAGATTTGCAATATCCTTATATTAAAAAGCAATACGTTGATTCTTTACTTGATTACATAGATTACGTTAAACCAGATAAATTACTTTGTGTTGGTGATGAACTTGATTGTCAAACAATATCAACTTATGCACGTGGAACAAGCCTGGAGTTTGAAGGTTCGTTACAAAAGAATATAATTGGTTTGAAAGGCTTACTCAAAGAATTCCGTAGTGCTATTGGACGCAGTAAGCCTTTCCAAATACAAAGAAGCAATCACACCATTCGTATTGAAAAATACATTAGCCGTCACGCACCAGCATTTGCAGTAATTGACGCAATCAAAATAGAAAACCTTTTAGGTTATAACGAACCAGATATTAAAGTTACCTACAATAGATCATTAACCGAAGTTGCCAAAGGCGTAATTATGGGTCACGGTGACGAAGGCAGGCTTTATAATCACGCAGGACAAACAGCTCTTGGACTAGCTACAAGAACAGGTAAGAATGTTATTTGTGGTCATACCCATAGGCAAGGTATTGCTTCAGCGTCACACGGCTTTGCAGGCAAATTAAATACTTTGTGGGGTATGGAAGTTGGGCATTTGTGCGACCTCAATAGTGCTGGTATGCGTTATATGAAAGAAGGTCACGCAAACTGGCAGGCAGGCTTTGGCATATTATATGAACAGGACGGACAAGTTAAACCAGAACTTGTGCCTTTTAACAAAGACGGCTCATTTATAGCCGAAGGCGAACTCTGGGGATAACGCCGTTATCAAATTGTTATAATTCAATGCCGTGTTTTGACATAGGTAAGCCTTAACCTTTCTTTAACGAAAGGGGCATTGTGGATAAACAGTT